TTACTATCGACAGCGAGAAAGCACCTAAATCCTAGGTGCTTTTTTATTTTATGTATCTTTGTAAAAAGATTTTCAAATGATAAATTCAGTTAGAAATACTGTGCTTGCAATAATTAATAAAAATAACTATGGATATATATCTCCAGGTGATTTTAACTTGTTTGCAAAACAAGCGCAATTAGATTTATTCGATGAATATTTTATAAGATACAATCAACAAATCAATGAAGAAAATGCTAGAATATCTGGAACAGGATATGCGGATATTAAAAAAGGATATGAAGAAGTAATTGATACATTTTCGGTAACATCATTCTTAACACAAAACAGTCTTAACACTTATTTCTTACCATCGCAATCAACCACAGGCTCTGATTATTATTTATTAAATAAAGTATTATGTTTTTCAGGAGGAGTGTTAAAGGGAGAAGCAGAGAAGGTTTCTCATAGCAAAATAACTATGTTGAATAGTTCTTTGCTAACATCACCCTCAACTACTTTTCCTGCGTATACGCAAGAAGCTGATAGTATTACAGTATTTCCAGATACATTCAATGGAGTAAATGATGTGAAAGCACAATACATAAGATATCCAAAAGACCCGAAATGGACTTATGTTACCCTGTATGGAGGAGAACCTTTGTTTGACCAAAGTCAAGCTGATTATCAAGACTTTGAACTGCCTATAGATGATGCGAATAATTTAGTTGCTAAAATATTACAGTACGCTGGTATATCAATAAGAGAAGCTGATGTATTTCAGTTTGGACAAATAGAAGAACAACAACAAAATAAAACTGATATATAATCATGGCATATATGAATCAAAAAAAATATTATACTAACGATGGTGTAAGCCCTACTGATAAAAATTGGGGGTCATATCAGTATATAAGTTTAGAAGATATAATAAAAAACTTTGAACTAATGTATGCTGGAAATCATTCTTTAGTTAACAATGAAAACAGATTTAAAATATTGTTTCATGCAAAACGTGGTATACAAGAATTAAATTATGATGCGTTTAAAGAAATTAAATCTTTAGAGTTAAAAGTTTATGATGACCTTAGGTTTGTTTTACCTTCAGATTATGTTAATTGGGTAAAGCTATACTTGCTTAAAGATAATGTTTTAAGAGAATTGACAGAAAACATACAAGTGCAATCAGCGGTAGCTTATATACAATCAGCAACTGCCGACTTTACTTACACATCTGAAAATACTGCGACAATTGTTGAGTCTACTTTAGACAGTGAAAGAAAAGACGGTTCGCTCAAAAGCATTTATTTAAATGATGAGACTGATGGAGATGTAAATCCAAATGTTTACTATTATGATAATGATTTGTATAATTATAGAATTGGAGCAAGATATGGTCTTGAAACTGAAACAGCTAACATAAACCCTACGTTTACTATTGACAAAAAAGCTGGTGTTATTAATTTTGATTCAACCATGGCAAATCAACAATGTGTGTTGCAATATATATCAGATGGTATGGAAAATGGTGATGACTCTAAAATAAGTGTAAATAAATTATTTGAAGAATATATATATGCTTATATACAATATGCTATTTTAAATAGTAAATTTGGAGTGCAAGAGTATATAATTAATAGAGCTAGAAAAAACAAACAAGCTTTATTAAGAAATGCTAAAATCAGATTAAGTAACATTCACCCTAGTAGATTATTAATGAATCTAAGAGGTGAAGATAAGTGGTTAAAATAAAATGGCAAACATTCAAAGAAATTTTATAGCTGGCCGTATGAACAAAAGCCTTGATGAAAGGCTTGTTCCAAACGGTGAATATGTAAATGCTGTGAATGTAAGACTAGGTTCAACAGAAGATTCTGAAATAGGAGCTGTTGAAAATTCTAAAGGTAATATACCATTAACCGAAATACAATATATAGACGGTACAAAATTAAGCTCACAAGCTAGATGTATTGGAGCATTTGAGGATGGAGCTAACTTAGTTATATATTGGTTTGTTCATGACCCTGCATTTACTCAAGGTGCAACAGGCAAACTTGATTTAATAATTTCATTTGATGTTGAGACGGGTGAATTAATTTACCACGTTATAAGTATTAATGATGGAAATGGTATTAATACCACTTTGAACTTTAATCCTTTATATTTAATAACTGGGGTAGATAAAATAGATAATCTTTTATTTTTTACAGACAATTACAATCCACCTAGAGTAATAAATATACACCAAAATTATGGCGACCCACTGTTAGGTGTCAACGTAGATGTATTTACTCAAGACGATATAACAGTAATAAAAAAACCTCCAACAAGCGCTCCGACAATACAGCCTTATTATGTATCGAGTATTACCGATGCTTATTTAGAAGATAAATTTTTATGTTTTGCATACAGATATAAATATGCTAATAATGAATTTTCTGCTATTTCTCAATTTAGCGAGCCAGCTTTTACTCCCGGCAATTTTGATTTCACTACAAATAGTTATTTAAATGAAGGTATGGTTAATCAAAACAATGCTGTATCAATTTCATTTAATACTGGAAGTAGCAGTGTTACAGATGTTCAGTTATTGTTTAAAGAGGCTGACAGCACTTCTATAAAAGTTATAAAAACACTTAATAAGAAAAGAGATTTAGGAAGTTTAAACAACACAACCACTAATTATGAGTTTACTAGCCGAGAAATATTTACAGTATTACCTAGCTCAGAAATATTAAGACTATATGATAATGTTCCTCAGCTTGCTAAAGCTCAAACATTAATGGGTAATAGGTTAATGTATGGAAATTATACAGAAGGTTATGATTTAAAAACAAGTGATGGAACTGATATTAATCTAGATTTTACAACAACTTATAAATCTGAATCTATATCAATTATTGACTTACCAACTCATGCAAGTACAGGACGATTCACATATACACCTACTTCTGCAGAGAAAAATGTATCTGACACAGTGTTATATGTAGACCTTACTAGTTTAGTTAGCGGTGAGTCTAAACTAAAAAAAGGAACAAGACTAACTCTAAATTTTGGTATAACTTTTTTTGAGTTTGAACAATTTTTTGGTTCTGCTCCAACCCCAACTACCGCAGTATTTGAGCTTACATGGTCTTATGTTTTGATAGATGATTATACTACTGTTAAAGAGTTTGTTGATAGTGTAGATTTTCAAGAGAAGATAGGAATTGGCGGAGTAAGCGCAACCATACAGACCGTTGCAAACGCACAAGCTGGACTTGGTAATACTTTAACGGATGTGTATAACAGAACACTACCAGAAAATTTAGATTCAACTTATAGTTTGAAACAAACAGGAAGAACTTCTAGTACACCAGCTATAGGTAATATTGGAGAACCCTTATTAGCCACTGTAGCTACATCTTCAAATGTTTTGCAAATACAAAACTTAGCGGCTCTTTATAGTGATGGAGGAGCACAATCAGGTTACGCTTATTGGGGTATAGTAAATGAAACATCCTCTTTTAGAGACAGTGCAAACGCTGAAAGCTTACATAGTAACAGAGGATATGAAGTAGGTATAGTTTATATGGATGCTTATAATAGAGCTTCTACAGCATTAGTAAGCAGTATTCCAGATGGTGGCTCTGTAAACATTCCTTGTAGTCAATCTACTGAAAAAAATTATTTACAAGTTCAAATACCTAAAGATTCAAAAGCTCCGGCATGGGCTACAAAATATAAATTTGTAATAAAACCTACAAAAGAAAATTATGAAACCATCTATAGTAATGTTGCATATAGAGATACTGTTTCTAGTTCTAGTTACTTTTTATTAGATGGTGAAAATGCAAATAAAGTGGAGGCAGGAGACACTTTAATTGTTAAGGCTGATAATACAGGACCAACAAGTAGATGTATAAGAGCTACTGTTTTAGAAAAAGAAGCGCAAGCAAACGGATTTATATCTATTTATGATGCATCAGGAACTCAAGTAGATGTGATAGGTGGGGTATATATGAAAATAAACGCATCTAATTTTTCTTCTGTACAAGACCCTAATGCAGTTATTGCTGTTGACCCTGTAGAAAAAACTTGTTATAGTAGTGGTGAATTCCCTACCGTAGCCTTTCCTTTTTTTACGACAGTAAATAGACCATCTCCTTTAAGTGCTACTTATGATGTGTATGATGTGCCAGTTGGAACTAGAGTAGTTATGAGAGTTGAAATGAAAAGAGAAGGAACTGGAACAGGAGCGGATGGAAGACGAAATTATATATTAGAGCAAACGCTAACTGCATCAACTAATTACACCAATATGGCTAATTGGTTTATTGGAGATAATGTTGCTAGTATATTAGATAGCGGTATAAAAGACCCAGGTCAAGTACAAACAATAGAAAATACATTTGTTTCACCTCAAGTCACCAATGCAGCGCCTCCATTTGGTGTTGCAGGTAATAAAATTTTGCTTAGGGGTTGTAAACAATCTTCTGATTTAAGAGGAAATAATTTTTTTGGAGGAGGTACACCTGCAACTGTAGACCTAGATTTTAATGATAACTTTTATTATAGAATTTACGAAGATACAAGCACTCAAGATACAAATGGTAACAATTTAATATTTCTTTTAGTTTCTGGTTCTCGTTCTATAGGTGGAACTGAAAACGAACAATCAATGCTTGAGGTTTCATTTACGGTATATAGGGGGGATGGAACAACCTATGTATTTGAAACTGAACCACAAGATGCGCTGCCAGACGCATGGTATGAAAACAGTGAATCTTTTGATATAAATAATGGTTATCATTTAGGAAATGTACAAAACCAAACTCAAAACCAAGCAGGTATTATTAAGCCAGGTTTTACAAACTGTTATAGTTTTGGAAATGGAGTAGAAAGTTATAGAATAAGAGACTCTATTAAAGGTAAATCATTTAATTTAGGAAATAGAGTTTTTACTACTTCAAACGAAGAGTATAAAGCTGCTCATAGGTTTGCCGACATAACATACAGTGGTGTTTTTAATGATGAATCTAACGTAAACAGACTTAATGAATTTAATTTAGGTCTTGCTAATTTTAAACCACTAGAAGAAACTTACGGAGATGTAGAAATACTATATGCTAGAGAAACAGATATATTAGTTCTACAAGAAGATAAAATATCTTATGTCCTTGCCGGGAAAAACTTACTATCAGATTCAACAGGAGGAGGTGTTGTAACCTCAGTTCCTGAAGTATTAGGGACGCAAATAGCAAGAATAGAAGATTTTGGTATAAGTAATCACCCAGAGAGTTTCGCTGCATTTGGTGAAAACAAATATTTTACAGATGCTAAAAGAAATGTTGTAATAAAATTAACAGGTGGTTCTTTTAAAAACGAAGTGTTAACAGTTATCTCAAATGAAGGAATGAGAAGCTGGTTTAGAGATTTATTTGCTGAAGCTTCAGCCACTCAAAAATTAGGTGGGTATGACCCATACATGCAAGAATATGTTTTTTCTACTAACACTATTGTAAAACCAGAAACAGAATTATGTACTGCGTGTGGTGTTACTAAAAACATAACAATTGTTGCAGGACAAGAATTTGTTTATTGTGTAGAAATAGGGGAAACAGTAGGGCCTCCTTCAAAAACATTTTTTGTTGAAATAGATTATGTAATACCTTTTGAAAATACAGACTTAATAGTTACCGAAGGAACTGAGCAACAGATTGTATCCGAGGCTGGAGTTGATTTAGAAACTGAAGGACAGGTATCAGGTCCTAAACCAAACCCTACTCCTACAGAGGTTGTTATGATTGTTTCGTCTGACGCAGTTGTAAACGATACCATACAGGTTACCGTCAAATGTCCAGAAGAAGAATTGTTTAGTGTATATAGCATCACATTAACAACCAATGCAAATGCAGGACAATTTACACACACAGAATTTAGTTGGAGAGACGCATCCGTTACATCTCCTACTCAATCAGATTTAGTTACATTCTCAGCAAGCCCAAGCGACCCTATTGTTTCTCAGTACAGAGAGCTTGAAGGGCCTCAAGGTTCAGGTATTATACCTCCAGATGGTGCAGTAATTACAATGAGAAACAACAAGTTAAACTTTGATAACTTCCAGTTTGACCCGAATGAAAATGAGTTTAGGTATTTAAGAACAGATGCGTTATTTGAGAATAACTCAACTGACATAAGTATTTTATTAGCTGCATCATTAGAAGCGACTCCTATAGACACAAGCGGTGCTCCTGATTTATATAGTGCAGAATTTGGATTACCTGCAAATGGAAACAAATTATATTTGATATATGATTTAAGAAATGCGATAGGACAACAACTTTGTTATTCTGCTGTAAGTATTTTTGATTCGTGTTGTAACTGTACATTTACGCCAGCACCAACGCCTAGTCCAACACCTAGTCCAACGCCAGCCCCAACACCTACCTACAATTACTATTTAGGTATTGATTGTGTAAGCTTACAGGCTGTTTATTTAAAAGCAGATATATCTTTAGGTATTGTTATAGGAGATGAAGTTCAATATAAATTTGGTTCAATAAATGGATGTGCATCTTTATATGATGTCGGAGGAAGTGGACAGAATGGTGAAGTAATAGTTCAAGTTACAGGATGTTTAGATTCAAGATGTTCATGATAAATAGTTAACTTTGTAAAATTGTAAATGGCAACAACAGGAACATATTATTATAGCTCAGCAAGTTTTGCAACTGCTACTGCTCTTTATTTAGATGCAGCGCTATCTACATTTGCTCCTGACGGATGGTATTCAGACCAATCAATTGTAAGACAGCAAGCTGCTGGAGTGCTATTTGCTGAAGATGACTGTCCTAATTGTGCGACCCCTACACCAACTCCTACTCCTGTGGTTTATGATTATAGAGTATATACAGCGTGTAATGGGGTTAGTCCTGACGAAGTATTTAGAGTGGTTCAAGGAGGAACTTTTCCAGCGACAGTATCTTATAATAGTATTTGTTATTTTAACCCACAACTTACAGGTTTAACATCTACTATAAATGTAAGTGGACTTGTAAGCTATACGGATTGTAATGCGTGTGGTACACCTCCTGTGCCTAGTCCAACGCCGACACCTAGTCCAACACCAGGGCCTAGTCCAACACCGACACCTAGTCCAACACCTAGTCCTGTTCCAACGGTAACTTATGACTATAGAGAATATAATGTGTGTGGAACTTCTGTTACTAAAGTATTTAGAAAAGTTTCAGGTAGTTCTTTCCCAGCTGTTGTTAAGGATAGTAACTTGTGTTATGAAAGTCCTTCAACAACGAGTTTAACAAGCACTAATGATATAGTGGACACTTATGCTGATTGTGCTACTTGTGAGGCTACAACGCCAACGCCAAGCCCATCACCTAGTCCAACACCGACACCAAGTCCAGTGCCAGCAGTGAGCGGAACACAAATATTCTCTACATATACAGTAGGGAATGGAGTTGGTAATTCAACAACTGCATGTGCTGCTCAAGCAACTATTAGTATGTATACATCAAGAGCAAATGTAGCTTCGATACAGGTTAACGATATTATGTACACAAATTCTGGGTTAACAAATGTTTGGAATGGAGGGTTAAACTTTTATGGTGTAACTAACGTAAACGGTCATTATCCTGATTTAGACAGTGGATTTGCTTTATTAATAGATAGTTTAGGTGTTGTGCAGCAAATTGTTACTTGTGTTGCGCCTACACCAAGTCCAGTGCCAGCGCCAGCAGCTGCAACATTCCAAGATGTAGAGATTAGAAAATGTTTCACAACTTCTCCAACGTACTACGTAAGAGTAACAGGTCTTACAGCGCCAACATTAATAACAGGTAACACAATAAAAATTACTGGAGGAGCTAGTTCTCCAAACCCTGCGTTTACTAACACTGATTGTTGGGAAATTATTGACGATGCAGCAACTCAACATGATTCAAGCGCAGCAATAAACTCAGTGTTTTCTAGTTGTACAGGATGTGGAGCTGTACCAACTTATGATTATGCAACTTATACAGAGTGTCAGACATCATCAACAATAGTATTAAGAAAACTTACAACAACAGCAAGCTTCCCTTCATTTGTTGAATACAACAATATATGTTACTCTAACCCAGTTTCTACAACTGCAACTTCAGTGATAGATGTTGAATCTCTAACAAGCTTTAATAATTGTTATGATTGTGAAAACCCTTCATTCTTTATTAATGCGTTACCACAGCAAGGATATATTGAAGCAGATGCTTGTAACTATAGCACTAATCATTTTGTGTTCTCTAATAGAGCAACTGTAGGTCAAATTATTGTTGGAGACACTTTATACGCTAACTCTTCTAAAACAACAATATTTAATGGAGGTTTAGAATGGTATAGTATTTCTAATCAATTAGGATATTTACCGCAACCTACAAATGATAAATATTTAATTACTTCAGGTGGAGTTGTTCAGGCTATAACATCGTGTACTCCACCAACGCCTGCTCCAGTACCAGCGCCAACACCAGCACCAACAACTAATATTCAAATTAGAGATTGTGCAAATCCTAGCGGAAACACTGCTTATGTAAAAGTACCTGGTACTTTTGGTACTAACGCAATAGGTGTAGCAATTAAAATTAGCGGAGGTAGCGGTGGTTCATGTGGCTCAGGATTTAATGGAACTAAATGTTGGGAAATTATAGCAGTTAACACCACGTTTGATTGTAGTGTTAATTTAATATCGGTTGATAGTAGCTGTGGTGGTTGTACTCCAGCGACACCAGCTCCATCGCCAGCTCCTACACCTGCTCCAACGCCTACAACTATATATGGAAAATATAAGGATTGTGATGACCCAAGCAATTTATTGGAAGTAAGCGCACCATTCGGAACTACGTTCCCTAATGTATTAAAAAGTGGAGGAATATGTTTCTTATTTGATTCAAACGCAGGCACAGGTGTTAATGGTTCTTATACTTTATACGCAGCATTTAACTTGTGTTTTGATTGTCAAAATCCACCAACGCCTAGTCCAACTCCATCGCCTGCGCCAACACCGTCTCCTAGTACGGCATGTAACCCAATTGCATTAGAAGGGCCATTTGCAAGTCCGAGTGGGCCACCAGAAGGATGGACTTGTTCTACTTCTATTGGATTCTTTATTAATACTTTTGATTGGTGTACAGCTACATTATTATACAATGTACCAGAATGTAATAGAGGAGCTTCACAAGGATACTATACAAATGGTAGCTTTACAAGATACTGGAATGGTTCAGCATTTACTACTCTGTGTACAGCAACTGAGTGTCCATAGTTTTTAGTTTCATAAAATTATTACTAACTTTATTTTAAATTAAATTAAATTAAATGGAGGAAATACATAATTTTTTAACACAAGATGAGTGTCAGGAATTAATTAACTTGATTGACGCTAATCACATTCGCTCTTCTGTAGTAGTAGGAGGGACTGACAGAACTGATGTAACTGAACACAGAACATCTAGCACAACTAATTTTGACATGAACACTGCTTTAATGTTAAAAATTAAAAGTAAAATAGCTGACACATTAGGATTAGAGCTTCAAAAAGGCGAAGCAATACAAGGACAGCTTTACGAACCAGGACAATATTTCAAACCACATAATGATTTTTTTAGTGGGCCTGCTTATGATATGCACTGTAAAGCTTCGGGTAATAGAACTCATACATTAATGATTTATTTAAATGAAGATTTTAAAGGTGGAGGTACATATTTTCCTACATTAGAAAAAACTATTCAACCTGAAACTGGTAAAGCTTTATGGTGGTATAACATGAAGGATGGTAAAATACAAGAACAATATTTACACGAAGGTGTAACAGTTGATGAAGGAAAAAAATATATTATTACATCTTGGTGGAGAGAAAAAGGATGGGACGGAGCAGGTGATGAAAAAATGTATTATGATTCTGTAGAAGAAAAACCTAAAGATGTGCTTCAGGAAAAACTTGCAGGTAAATCATACTTTGTTAAAGCTTCTGAGTTAGAGCGAAAAGAACCTGTTATAACTAAGACAGATACACCAAAGGTGTTTACATCAAAAGACCAAATTCCAAAGTTTACTGAACTAGGTTTTGCATTACAAAAATGTCCTGCAGAAACTTGGAACATAATTAATGATTCCTATCAACTTTTAAAAGAC